CCCCATTGCCTTCTACAACTCCAACTGTATCTATTACACCTACTACGTCGACGACGCCCTCATCAACACCAACGGTAACACCAACGGTAACACCTAGTATAACACCAACACCATCGATAACACCTTCAATCTCACCTACACCTTCAATAACACCTACACTAACACCGACACCGTCTATAACACCTTCAGTAACACCAACTACTTCAATAACACCTTCACTAACTTTAACACCAACAGTAACACCAACTATGAGCGTAACTCCAACACCAACATCTAGTATAACTCCTACCCCGAGTATAACCCCATCAATATCACCTACCCCTTCTGCTACTACAAAGTGTTTAACTCTTGTATATTGCTCTGAAACAGGGCCAGATAGATATACTGTATCCTATAACAATAATATAGTTATGCAAACCCAATATATAGGTAAGTCTATATATGATTATGGTGGATCCAGTCGACTAGCGTTTATTAATGCATTAATTAATAAAGGTTTCGACTTAACTAATTTAAATATAGCACCAGATGGTTACCCCTACGTTTATACCCCATTATGCGGTGAGAAGACTGTTACTATAGCCAATTATAATGATAATATACCATCTTTTGTAAGGGTATTTAGCCCACTTGGTAATAAAGACTGGAAGTTTAATTTAAATTGCCCAAAAATATGTGTTCCATCAGCTACACCTTCTGTTACCCCGACTCCGAGTATTACTCCGTCAGTTACACCATCAGTTACACCTACTAGCTCAGTTACTCCATCAGTAACAACATCAGTAACTCCAAGTGTTACTCCATCAACGTCAGTTACTGTAACACCTAGTGTAACACCTTCTGTAACACCAACACCATCCCCTTCTACATCCGGATACCCTATACCATCACCACCACCATCCCCTACTCCGAGTGTTACTCAAACAGTAACACCAACGACTAGTGTAACTCCAAGTATAACTCCATCCGTCACTCCAAGTGTTACACCAAGTATTACTCCATCTGTTACTCCATCTGTTACTCCTAGTGTAACTTCTAGTGTTACTCCATCAGTTACTCCATCAGTTACACCTACTAGCTCAGTTACACCGAGTGTTACTCCGTCAGTTACACCTACTAGCTCAGTTACACCGAGTGTTACTCCATCAGTTACACCATCAGTTACTCCAAGTGTTACACCATCAGTAACTCCAAGTGTTACTCCATCAGTTACACCTACTAGCTCAGTTACACCGAGTGTTACTCCATCAGTAACTACAAGTGTTACACCATCAGTTACACCGAGTGTTACTCCATCAGTAACTACAAGTGTTACACCATCAGTTACACCGAGTGTTACTTCATCTGCTACACCAACAGCGACACCTAGCACTACACCAACAGCGACACCTAGTGCCACACCGGCTGCTAGTACCACACCGGCTGTTTCACCAACAGCGACACCTAGTGCCACGCCGGCTGCTAGTACTACGCCGGCTGTCAGTTTAACACCAACAGTAACACCAACAGCGACCCCTAGTGCCACGCCGCCGACACCAAGTTAAATACGACCAAACGATACTTACCAATACTGTCGGCTATTTCGAAGTATTGCTAGCACAGGCCTCATAAATTTCTCCTAATATATCGTTAATGGAATATTTGTAACTCCAATCTGGGTAGTGATTCTGGAATTTTTGGACATCACTGATGTACCAAATATGATCTCCAACCCGATTATCATCGAGATACGTGTAAACGAGCTTATTTCCTGAGAGCTCCTCACCAATCCGAATCGCCTCCAGCATTGAGCAGTTGGAATGGCGGCTGCCACCCATGTTGTAAACTTCTCCCACCCGAGGATTCTCATAAAATTGCAAAAATGCCGAAACCAAATCGTGAGCGTGAATATTATCGCGGACTTGCTTCCCCTTATATCCAAAAATTCGGTATGGCCGGCCCTCCACAATACACTTCATAAGGTAAGCCAAGAAACCATGAAGCTCGGCTCCGGCATGGGCGGGGCCAGTGAGACAACCTCCACGGAAGACACCAGACTTCATTCCAAAATAGCGACCATATTCCTGAACTAGGACATCTGCTGCCACCTTACTAGCACCAAACAAGGAGTGCTTACATTGATCGATCGACATCGACTCGTCAATTCCCACATGGAAGGGATGTGACTTTTCGATTTCCCATCGCTCCTCTAATTCAACCAAAGGAAGATGATTCGGCGTATCACCATAAACTTTGTTCGTACTCGTGAAAATAAAGACCGCCTCCGGGCAAACTTGACGGGTAGCCTCGAGAAGATTTAAAGTCCCATTCGCATTTACTCCAAAATCGGTGAACGGCTCCTTAGCCGCCCAATCATGCGAAGGCTGCGCGGCAGTATGAACTATCAATTTGATGTCCGATCCAAACTCCTCAAAGACTTCTTTAACTGCTTCAAAGTCGCGAATATCGACCTTGCGAGGGTGGTAATTTGGAAGCTTTTCTTGAAGTTCAGAGTTGGTCGAATTGGTTGACGCTTCCTGCCCAAAAAAGTAAGCGCGGAGGTCATTATCTATTCCAACAACAGTGAACCCTGCTTCATGAAGAACTTTGGTGGATTCTGACCCAATCAGTCCAGCTGAGCCAGTAACAACTGCAATCTTCATTTTGTTAACTAGATACGGCCAAGAGTAGCCTCCACTATTACATCTGCTCTCATAGCATGAAAACGCTCTTTGATATATTTTTCGAATGCAAGAGGCTTTACCCATTTGCCATTATCAGCTGGTACACCATCAGCATCCAGCTTTTCACCAACAGTACTTACTGCTTCGACTAAACATGCCCACCGAGCAAATTCGTCTATCTCCATATACTCTGTTGATCCGTCTTTTTTATTAAGTTTAATACTATTCATATACTAATTATATGATTGTTCCTTTTCGTCTTTTTCTTTTATAAGACTATCAAAAGAAACGCCCTTTATATCAACTGGTGTAGTTTGAAGCACGGGATCTATCTTAGTATCGACTTTAATATCGTTACCACACTTTTCACATTTAAAAATATTATCAACACCTACAAATATCTCTTCCGTCATACGATTATTGTTGCAAGGACATTCAAAAGTAACTCTAGACATGTCTAAAAGTTCCTGTATTTGAGCATTAAACTCTTCTGCAGTATCATTATTAGTAGTTAGTTTGTATGACGAATAAACAAATGCAGTTACTACCTGTATCCCGTAAGCTATAGAAAAAGCTTCCCAGAACCCTGTTATATTGCGGAATCCAAAACCAAACAGAAAAGATATAACACTAGTTATAAATAACGACTTAACAATTATCATATACCTAGTATATCCAAATCTTCTGGTATATCAAGTATTATTTCATTGACTTTATCTATCTTCTCCTTTATCTTGTTAACGCCTAGCTGGTCTAATTCCTTATTTTGTACTGCTAGCTCTAACATTGATCTAAGCTGTGATAAAGAAACAAAGGTATTACCTAACAGTTCAGTAATTCTAGCTAATTCATGTGGCAACTGCTTATCTGCCTTTTGCATCTTTTCATCATCCTTATATTTTGCTATTTGACTATCGACACCCAACTGCTTGTCTATTGGTGAAGACGCAATTCCTGTACTATATGGATAATTTCCGTTATTCATGCTTAAAATATTTATGCTCTAGCATAAATAATTACATGACAAAGTTCGAAAAGAGATTTTTTAAAACGCTTAAGGAGGCAACAGAAGACGAAAAGGCTTTTGAAGCAGAACTTGATGTAGATACAGATACTGATGATTTTGATGTTGATATGGAAGTTGATGCGGTTGAAGTTGACTCAGACCCTGCCGTTCAAGCAGCGAAAGCACAATCCGAACATGCAGCAAAAATGAGAACAGAACTTACCGGGTGGGTAAGTGAAATGGATAAGTTCTTACATTATTTAAATGGTGAGGATAATTCTATACAGTCTGCTTTAGGTCAAGCAGAAGCAGATACAATCTTTGATAGAATGAAGCAATCGGAGCAGCGTAAAATTGCTCGTGTTGCTACTGAATTAGCTTCCTTAGCTGAATCCTTTAGAGGTTATTTAGCTCAGACTGACAACCCAACGTTTAAGCACGTTTAAGATTAACCGATTTTTTAATCTCACTCAATCTTACAATACCTTCGAGTCCATCGAAGGTATTTTTTTCTATAAATTCCCAGCCTATCTCATCTACCTTACATTCAATAGCGATATCGTTAAAATCTTTAAAGCGTTTACCAAACTTCTCGGGCCATATAAACACGCTCTCTCCTTGTTTAAGTAATACTTCTGACTTTATCAATGACGCAGTGTCAACCCACTGAGAATCGAGGATCCACACCTTATCATAGAATTTTAACACACCATCTAACTGCTGTTGCTGTCTAACTGTAAACGATTTTCCTCGTTCAGTAATACCTGCTACAGCCACAGAGTTCTTAGTAAAAAACGCATTTAACGGGCCCTCAAATATGTAAACTTTACTGTGATTACTATCTACTCTATCAATGTTAAACAAGGTTTTCTCAGAACCTACTCTACCTAAATACTTAGGCTTTGTTTTATTATCACGGTTTAATACAGTTCTAGTTTGATAGAATTCTATATCATGATTTTCATTTACAAACGGTATAACTAGCCTATTTTTATGAACGAAATCACTTAACGATAAGTATAATTTATCTGGTTTATTAACTGCAGTATCAAGTCTTCGTTGTTTTATGAGGTGTAGTGTAGCCCTATAGATATCATTAGTACGGTAAAAGTCACATTGTAGCTGATCTGATAGATTTATACTATCTTTCGGAAGTGTCTCTGTTACAATCTTTGGTGCCTCATCTTGCGTACTAGTTAATGAGTCAATATCTGGTGTAAATTCCTTAAGCTCGCTAATAATCTCAGTATCACTAGCACCTGTCACCTCTTTTATCCATTTTAACGGCTTTGACGACCATCCGCAGTTGTGACAAAATACGTTATCATTTTTAGGTATATAAAAACATCTCCTTTTCGTATTAAGAGATTTACCCTCACGACATATCGGGCATGCGCATTGATATACGCTGTTAAATTTATTGTAAGTCGGTCTATAACCTAGCTCGTAGAATTTAACTACAACAAAATCTTCAGGTAACGTCATCCTAATAACGATTCTAGCCTACTAGATAGAATAAACGACGTATGCCATACCTCTTTTTTCTTAAGTATGTTGGTAAAGTTCCTTTTATTGCACATATCTATAAAATATACCCAATCGGTAGTAGTATCTTGATGTAGTTGCTTGCTATAATACAAACATTCTGACTCATGCGACATAACCTCGTTAAGATCAAACACTTTCATATTTTTTTCGTAGTGTTCTTGCTGTTCTTGAGTTAACTCTATCTCACCATTTAACCACTTTTGTACTCTAGCTTTACCAAATCTAGGTATACCAGGCACGTTATCTGATTTATCACCTAATAAGCACTTTGCCTTTAACCATACCCTCATATCATACCCAGTATCTTCTTTAAACGTATCAATAACGAACTCTCGCTTACGTATCGGGTCAAACAGTATGGTATTTTTATCAACTAATTGAAGAAAGTCTCTATCAACAGAAACAATAACCTTTTTACCTTCTGTAGTCTTGCAAATATACGCTACAATATCATCTGCTTCACGTTCGCGTGGAAATATTGACGGTATACCCAAACCACTAAGCATAGCTTTAATGGTCTCGTTTTGTTCATGTGGAGTATTATCTTTAGAACGGTTGCCTTTGTAACCTTCCATCTCTTCCTTTCGTATATTAGGCTTATAGTCTATCTTCTCATCCCATACAACAATCGTCTTAGTAGGCTTATACTTAGTTACATAAGAATGGATAGCATTAAGAGTAAAGTAAATATGAAAGTTGGCTACCTCTTCTTGTGTATCGGTACCGTTGCGTTTAGATTGCGTTTTTGCAGTCCAAAAGGTCCGATGTATGAGATTATTACCATCAATTATTAGAGTTTTCATTTTTCTTATATTGTTTCTTAACTACATTATAGACATCCTTAGATAGTCTCTCTACATATTTTATTATATCAGTGTTCCTTCCACGTTCAAACGACTCAAAAGGAACTTTAATATTTTCCATGTCTGGAATTGCTAAGCAGTTTACAGTATCTGCTTCTGTACTTACAACAATAAACATCTTACCAGCATAATCACCATGATGTATGGCGTAAGCTTCACGTTCTTTATAATGGGCCTTTCGTTGGGTCATATCCTGTTCTCATGCAAAAGTATTTTACAAGTAAAGTGTCTAACGCGTCTTGCTGCTGGCTAGAAGGAGCTCCTTCTAACTGAACAACCTTACCATCAAAGTCATAACCTATAACTATAAAGCTATCTAAGTACTCGAAGACTATTGCTTTAATAGCCTCGATTAATTGACCCCTACTTTTATATTCTTTTTGATTAACTAAATTAGACTTAAGAGCTGCTTCTATAAGTTCACGTATTTCATCGTCAGGCTCTTGCTCTTCGCTCATAAATTTATTTATCCTTTAGCTGCGACACTCCGTTGTCAAGTAGCTTATTAACTACAACTTCAATAGAATGTGTCTTTAAGCTATAACCGTTTTTAAAGATACGGTTACCATCATCAAACGTAAATAAAAACTCGTCCTTAAATGGTCTATTCTCGAAGCATGTAATAAACACAGATGTATTACCTGGATCAACTAATATAGTCCACTTACGTGAATCAGCATCCCCATATCCATTAAAGATGCGTACGGTTTCAAAACCACTATCACGTAATCTTTTAATAAAGTAACCTGCTGTCTTAAGTTTATTTTTTGTATGTTTATTAATCATTGTGTTAAGGAAGATATAATATACTTTAATTTAGTATGATCACTGCAATTATCAATAACTACAACCCCATAGTCTGTGTTTATATTGAAAACATACGTATCATTTACATTTGATAGCAATCTAATATTATCGAAATTAACAGGTATCGGGTTCAAACTATAATCTGCTTTTCCAATAGTAATAGCAAAATTATCTGTATTATGACGAGCCCTATCTGTTAACTCTGCTTTCAACTCCCCATCTTCTGTATAAAGATATACCTTATTAGTCTCAGATGCAAATGTACTGCCCTTTAATAGTTGTTGGATAGTATTTCTAGCTACTTCAAAAGTAATATCAAACTTAAAGCTTCGGATTTTATCTAAGTTTAAGTTAGGTTTAGATAAAAAGCCTTCCTCAAATAAATGATACTTAAACTTTACACCTTTACCTTTATACTCTATATTATTTCCATTAATATTAAGATTAACTACATCTTCGTTAATTGTCTCAACAACACGAAACAATTTCTTAATGTCTGGAACATTTATTGTAGTTGTAAATTCAGAAGCTAAGGTATATTCTGAAAACAGCACAAGGGTACTATCTGCCGATGAAACTAAGCAGCTAATACCCTCAGGCTTTATTTCAAAAATAGCACTATCGTTAATCTTAGATACCGAATCAAGATATCTTAAGAACTCACTACGATTTGTTATTTTTAGGACGCGATCCATTACTTGTTAATTTTACCTTATTAGACTTAATTAGCAATTGTTGAAGTTTAATTAATTCTTGAAGACTTGAGTTAACCTTATCAATACCCTTTGCTTGTTTTTCTGCTAGCTCAATAAGCTTATCTACTTTACCAGGCTCGGAAAAATCGAACTCAAATTGGTTATGATCAACATCTACAACTTCTTGTGTAACAGGTTGCTGAATTACTTCTTCTTGTATTGGAGTAGTCGCTATTTCTGCTAACTCACGTGTTGCTTGTTCTACTGATATCGGGCCCATGGCTACAGCCGGCCCCTCGGAAGGAGCCGGTGTAGTTTGCTGAGGGTTTTGGATAGGAGCTTGTTGAATTTGTCTTGAAGGTTCATTTACTGTTGGTGCTTTTAAAGTCCTATCAAATGTTTCTTTAACACCATCTGAAGTAGGTCTTAGATTAGTTGATTGACCAACTAACATTTCATCTTGCTTTTTTTGCTCACCGTATACAGTTCCCATAAACTGCAATAACGCTTTCTTTTCATCAGGAGTCATTATTACAGATCCTTAAGAAGCTCATCAATATCATCTTCAACACTTGCGGTACTAGCAGTACTAGCAGTCTCTGCAACAGGAGCAGTTTCAGTAGCAGGCGCAGACCACGGCGGAGCAGCTTCAGCTACAGGAGCTGGAGCTTGCACTTCTTCTTCTACTTTCATAAAGTAATGCTCATTAAGCATATCTTTAAGTTCATCGTAAGACCTAAGAGGGAAAACCTCAGTCAAAGTAAATACATTTTCATAGATCTCTTTCTGCTGATCTTCTGATAAGTCGATCTTACCCGCAGTTGTAAAGCGAGATGACACGTATGTTGGATAATCACCTTGCTGCTCAACCTTTACCTTAAAGTTAACACCTTCAGCTCCTAGATCAAAGATACGAGGACCGAACTCTTCGGCATCTTCTCCTTCAATAGCCTCGGTAATAATCTTATGAAGCTGTTTACCGTAACGGAGCATTTTTACTTTACCGTTATTATCAGGGTTAGTAGGATCATCGATTACGTAGCAGTTAACAAGCCATTTTTCAATACGACGAATAGCTTGAGCTTTTTCTTTTTCTTCATCCGTACCCATGCGAGATGAGCGGAATCGTTCTTCTGCAATCGGATCACGCTCTCCATAAGTCTGTGGACTTAGAGCTTGAACATATTGCCCAGTAGCAAAAGATACCCAACCATGATTGTAATAATGGAAGAATGTATCTTTTGGAGACTTCGCGAAAGGCAGAAGTCTAATTGTATAGGTATTACCTGGCTTGCAGGTAAGTATTTCGTTATAGTTGCTTTGGTTTTTACTCTCACTTGAAGCAAGAGCTCCTTTGATGCTTTCGAACATTGACATATTAAATGCACTCATACATGTATTATACGCTAGTTCCTTTCACAGTCAAGCATATCAGTGATAATTTTTATACCATTTTTTGCTTTAAGCTTAAGCACTGTAGAACTGTAAAATTTTGTTCTAGTCTGTGAGAATATACTAAAGAAGTCTTGAACAATAAAATTTAACACACTCGATTCGACCGTTTTGACTACCGAGTCTACTTTTAATGCATGTAATAGGTAGAAATTAACCTTATGTTCTTGAAGGTGTAAAACGAATGTTGGCATATTACCTGTAACGTGGTTAATATATTGTGGTAAAGTTAATTTGTTAGTCTTACAAAAACCTACTACAAATTTTAACCCCGCTTTAAAGGTTTTAATACTCTCCTCACTATCTGGATCCGTAACTTCTTTCTCTTTCATGTATATTGTATAACATTTCAGAGCTTTACGTGTATTATAAAATCTAAGATCGTAATAATCATCCTTAGAATACACTCTAAAAGGTGCTATAAACCAATCATGGTAGTTAATGTTGCTATGCTTATTAAAAAATAATGATAATTTCTTAACAGCTACAAAATCTTCATCTTTAAGTTTACTAAAGTCTTTTCTAAACCTAGTTGGTTTGTTTTGAGCGGATCTAGAAGCATACAGATAGCTATTGTAAATTGCTTCTTCCTTTTTGCTTATCATATATCAATATTCTTAGTATTATTTAAGTACTTTGTAATGTACTTAGATTGTGAGATCGTAGGATCAAACTCTAAGAATATTTTAACTAATTCGAAGCTAGTATCAACTGTTAATAATTGTTTTAGTAAGTCTCTTAACCGCTTTTCTTTAAGAAATAGTACAAACACATTCTGAAGTGATAACTTTTTACCCTTTAGCAAACTACAATAAGTGCAGAAACAAAGAAGTAGGTGCTCAGTTTCATAATTTATGAGTGACGTGGAGGGTAAATTATTGGACATGTTTAAAATTTTTAATTAAGTTGGCGAATTCCATTGTTAACTTACCACCTGCAAGTTTATGCGAACCACCACCGTTACAGAAAGTTCTAGCCAGTATACTAAGATCAATATCACAATGCATACAACGTCTAAATGATACAGTATTAGTTTTTATGTTAACTACTATACCTATTTGCGCGTCATGCTTAGTCACCATATAGTTTGCGACTTCGCTAATTGCATAATCAGCAAAGATCGCTATTGCTTTATAGTTTTTAATCATACCGATATGAACGCCATCATTAAACTGGTCTCTAAACTTACGTATAAACAGCTTTATGGCATTCTTTTCCTGTACTGTATATGGTTTAAACCCATCTTTATAAGCCTCAATAAACTTATCAACTTTTGGTCTATTGTATGTTGTATGAATAGCATTAAGTTTGAACGAATCTTTGTATTTGAGACCATACCTATCATAGTCATCAATATAATTAATAAGCTTGTCTTGTGCTTCGGTTAACTCTATATGAGATTTAAATTTATCTCTTAACAACCCTATACATGATGGTGCACTCTCTACAATAGCTTTACTTTTTACATAGCTGCCTTTGATTTGTGCGTGTGGTAGGTGATGGTCAATAACTACAACATTTGATCTGTCTATGCTCGTTGCTTGGTCTGCATTTAAACATAAATCTAGGACAAATATTTTATCATAGTGATCAAGTGAATGTTGTCGATTGTTGAATTCATTAACAATCATCGATTCTGTCGTCTCTATAACAACAAACT